TACCTGTTGTACTATTATATCCTGCTAATTCAAAGTTAGCTAAACCTTCACCTGCTGTATTAGCATATCCTGAAGTATCAGCCTGTGAAGCTGAAATAGCATATCCTGAAGTACCTGCTTGATTTGTGAAACCTGCAGTACTAGCATATGATGATGATACATCTAATGATGGTATTAAACTACCACTTCCATCTGTTAGTTGTGAACCGCTAATCTGGACTAATCCTTCATAGCTGTCTTTAATGTTTAACGGTCCTAAATTTCTTCCCATCTTACTTTATATTTGAACCCCAAGGGTATTGTGAATATTTCGAATCTGTTATACGTAAACCTGCTTCTTTTGCTTGCTCATAATGAGCTCCAATACGAGCATTTCTACTAAATACAATTGGTGAACGATATTGTGACGCATAATCTGGCCACATTTCATACAATTTATTATTTGAATTTAATTCTGGAAATAGTTGTTGTTCCTCTGCTAAGTATGAAGATAATCTATCAGCATAGAACATCATTTTATTTTCTGTATTTTGTCTTTTTACATTAAATAATGATCTGTCTACTTCAATACTATTTTCACCACCAGTTGGCGTGAGAAGTCCGTTGTTTCGCGGGCGTATATAAATTGCCTCTAGCGCTTCATAATAGGCCGCGTATAAAAGGAAGTCCTGTATATAATCGTTTACTAAATTCTCATAATTAGCATCTATCCAAGTAGGACCAGCATCAATTTGAGCTAAAATAGATTTATACAGCTTAGTTCCTAAAATCCGTTGTACGGAAATGTCTTGAGCTGTTCTAACAGCATTTTTTATCAACTCACTATCCACAGAATCATTTAGATCTGTAAATTGTCTTAGTTTTTCTTCTGAGATAATTAAGGTATTTGTCATACTAAAGGTAATTCAGTTATTTGTACGTCTTCATTAGAACTTACATTTGCTGCTTTATCTGCTGTTTCAATATCAGCTTCTAATTCACTATCTTCACCTACCTCAGCATCAATAGAAGTTACAACATCTATGTCTTCTTCACCATCGTTAAATAGTTTTAATTGTTGAACACCAACTGTAATCTCCTCTTCTGGGTACATATATTCTAGTAAATCTTCTATTACTTGTAATATATTTTGTTGGAATGGTCTAATTACTGTATTTACTAATAGTAAGTAAGCATCTATTACTTCATCTCTACCACCTAATTGACCTGATGTTTTAATACCTAAAATCATAGGTGAGGTAATACGGTGAGCAGTTAAGATTTTCTGCGTTACCATATCGTTTATAGTTGTATAGTAACCATCTGCTCCGTTTTGTGGTATTGGTTCTATTTTAGGAGCATTTTCTGGAGAATCTACATCAATATACATCAAGTTACCTGCGTTATTAGTACCTGAATATTGTAATTTAAGCATTCTTTCAATTGCTTCTCTTTCCTCCTCGTTAGCATTGGTAAACGTTGTTACCATTAGTGACGGTGCTAAGCCGTTCATTATATTGTTTATATGGAAGTTATCTACTTCTGTATCCAAGTCAATTACTCTCAACGCACCTACATAATCAGGTAGTGGGTAATATTTTTGTCCTGGACGATAAGGATTGAAAACATAAATTTGTTTTGGTTCCTCTAATTTTGTATTAGGGTTAAATACTGGTAGGTAAGGCATATCATTAATAGGTGCTTGACCATAACGATAATTCTCATTCCATTCATCACTTATGTAATAACCAGGTATTTGTCCTCTATAATTTTTTTCTTTTGCTCTTAACCATGAAAAGTCAATATGGTATACTTCAGCAATTCTAGTTCTGGATTTATTCCAAATAACCTCCATTGCGAAACCACCATATAATTTATAATCCGTAGCTACTTTTTTAAATACATCATTCCATGATTCATCTGATGTATTAGCTCTGTTTAAAACATATTCTGGATCTGCTGTTAAACCTTCACCAACAATACCATCTACAATAGCGTTTACACACGTATTGTGAATAGATGAATTATTATATAGTTCAATTAAATCGTTTGGAAATGAATTGTACTGACCAAATTTGATATATTGATCTGTTTTTTTCTCTAATATATTAACTCGGTTACTACCTTCTTTGTTAATATTTGCAAATTTTAGTTTATCCATTGTATGTTATATAAGTACCATCCTCGTTTGGCGATACATATTGAGTTATAGTAGATTCATTAGTTCCTACAATATAGGCTCTATCAGTATACAAAAGATCTAGTGGTAATCCACCTTCACCTGCTGTTTCCCATATTTGATTGTAAGTATCCCACGACTCAGCTACAAATTGCCATCTACCTTCTATTGGTTCTGTAGTAGTGTATAAATTAACATCATATTGACCTGATGGGATATTTCCATTTACTATATCTGAACCTGAAACACCAAATACTAAATAATGTCTGTACTGGTTAGGAAGATAAGTAGAATATACTCTAAAACTACCTGATGAATTATCGTACGTTTGAGTGTAGAATAATCCAAGATATTCATAGTAATTTAAACTAGTATCTACAGTTTCTAAATAAGCAGCATTAGTATTTACTGAAGAATTCTTATCAAATCTAAACATAATATTCTATAAAATTAGGTTAGGGGTCACGCATAGCGCAACCCCTTTCCCAAATTGATTTATTATCCTAAAGTGATGCCACTAAGAGCACCAGCTAAGCTACCTGAAATTTCAGATGCTGGGTTTGGTTCTTGACCTGTGAAGGTTAAAGTGTAACCATTTAAGTCTCCAAACGCAGTACCAGTTGCTCCTGTACCGGATAACAACTGCATACCTCTGTCTTCACCTAATAACCAGTAACGACCTACGCCGTCAACTGAACCGTTATTAGTTTCAACAATTATTTTTAAGTCTGGATTCTGTGCTAACACTTTTACCTGATTACGAGTAGATGATTGTAATTTAAAGAACACTGCGTTAACAGTTTGCTCATAAAATACTGTTCCATTTTCAGGTGTTGCCGTAATACCCTCTGTAAAATCAGAAGTTTGACGGAACAACTCAAATTTGAAAAATTCACCACTACCTGAAATGGTTGAAATTAACCCTTCACTTGCGTCAGTGACGCTGGTAATAGAACCAGATAAGATGTATAAATTGGTTATACCTCCGACGTTGTCACGACAACCGAGTGTAAATCCTGATGTAATATCACATGTTGACATAATATTCTGGTTTTATAAGGTTAATAATTAGGCTAAGTCGTTAGATACCCAGAACTCTGGATAAGCGACATTAACACCAAGTTTAGTTGAAATTCTGTGCTTCAATTGGTCAGTATTGATATCATACCACAATTGGAATTCAGAGAAATCACTCATCAAATCAGTACCAGCAACAATTTGCTTAGCAGGACCTACTACGATTCTTTCTGAACCTTGTAGACCAACTGTACCTACAACTTTAACGTTTTGGAATGGATAAACCATTTCCAAGATACCACCTCTGTTTGAGATGCTATTTGGGTCAAAGTAGTAAGAGTTAGAAGTACGAATACCGGTTACAAACTTACGGAAGTTAGTTACAGACATGAACATTGTTAAATCATCTCTATCAGCAACATCGGCTGGAATTGCTTCTACCAATAGATCTAATTGAGCTAATGCAGTTGCTGAAACCAATGCAGTTGAAGCTACAGATACTACACCAGTAGTTGAACCTGAGATGATTAATACTAATCCATCAGAACTACAACCTGCAGGAGAAGATCCTGAAAGTGCTGTCCAAAGGAATTGATCATTTGATTTCTGGAATTGGTTTACCAACAACTCAGAGTAGTTAGTTGCCAATGCAAATGTTTCGTTATAAGAACCACGCTCAAGAGCTGAAATTCCTAGATAAGTTCTGTCCATATCCTTAAGGCAGATACCGTCAAAAGAAGTACGTGGACATACTGTAATATTACGTTGTGAAAAGTCTAATGAACCTGATGGGGTAGAAACACAAGTACCGTTTTGTAGTACTAGGTCAACTTCCATTAAGTTAATTGGTTCTTGGAATTTTACTCCCTCTTTGATGGTGATGTATTCCATCGTGGAACCACCGTATACCATTTTTGCGATTAATTCACCTGCTACTTCGTTATTGAAGTCACTCAGTGCGCTTACGTCTAATGCCATGATTATTTATTTTTAAATTTTTTAAGTTGAGCCATTGTGGCTTTGATTTTATCTGCGTTTCTAGCAGATTCTACATTGAATGTTGAAAATTTAGCCTTAGGAGCTGGTTTTGAAGACATCATAGTTGCTTCTGCTGCTGGAGCATCTACTACTGCGACTATTTTTTCTTCTAATTCAGCCATTTTAGTTTTCATTTTCCCCATTTCGTCTTTTACCTCAGCAACAATTGCTTCAACGATAGACTCGATATCCATAAGTTTTTCTCCTTCAAGATCTGCTTTTTCGTCTTTCTCTCCGTCTAAATAACCTTCTTCCTCCGCGTCTGTGCGAGCGTCGAATTCTTGAGCAATTATTTCTTCAGTAGACTCAGTAGACATTTCTACTTTAGTTACTTCCTCTTTAACTACTTCTTCAGTACTGAATGTTTCTTCAATCACATCGGGTGTAGCTACTTCGGCTTCAACTAAGCTGAAATGGCTTTTTACCAAGTCTCTTAATTCTAATGAAGTCATATTTTATATTATTGATTATTAATGAAAACAGCACCACCCTTGGTACCGCATATAATACATATCTAACACTTTGCCCCCATAAACCATAAATGTAGCTTGGATACTGGAGATATATGTCATACCTTCCGGATATAAGTTACTTAGAACTAGTATAATTGGTTGAGCAAATGGCTGCTGCTTGAGATTGTGATTTACCTGCTTCAATCTCTACTGGAATACATCTGTTGAGATAAGCGTCTAAACGTTCGAATGGTTTGGGAGTAGGTAGGGGCATAAGATTATTTTAGATGACTTCCATCACAGAGTCCGTTTGGATTTTCAGTTCTACCACATGCGCAACTACCATTTTTACGGCATTTAGTTTTAGACATAGCATAACTCTCAAAAAATCCTTCTACTGAAAATCCTTTTACTAGACCTGTTTTAACATAATCATTCCAGATATCAATGTTGTCAATTTTGTACATAGCAAACCATTCGCCTATAACAGGTTCGAAACCATATCTACGTGATTTATCAGTTGCTGGATCTTCTACTAACCAACTTTCTACTAAATAAGCATCATCAACTCTATTAGAATTATCATGCTCTATGTTAACACTATCTATTAACTTATCCTTCATCATTTTGTAGGATAGTTTTCTGATAGTTTCAGCTGTAAAGTAAACGTAGTATTCGTTCCCATCTTCATCAATACGTGGTATTAACTTATTTGGTTTCATAAGCGGACCAATCAACATTTGTTTTTCATCTAATGCTGCGAATGATGTTTTAGCTAAACCTGGGTCAGCATCTGATTTACCAGACTTTTGGATCACTGCATTATTAGTAGTTGTACCATCTAATATTCTATTTGAATCAGCAAGTGCTTTACCAGCTGCTGAAATATTACTATCACGTTTATAGAATTTTTCGCTCCAGTAATGGCGGCAGTTATAACTACCTTTGTATCTGAATATATCGTAGATTCCAAATTCAACATTTTCACCTTCTATTGATAAAGAGTTTATATCTTCACGTCTAAATACTTTATTTAATTTCATTAAACGAGCACAGAATTTTCTATTTCTATCATCCTTAGGTCCAGTGTATCTGTAACGAACTGCTAGGTTACCAAAGTCTGCTGTAGACGATTTGTTAGGTGTGGTGATAATTTGCGCATAACACTGTCTATAAAACGAGTCCTTATCAACCTCGATATAGCCTGCGTCTTCCATTTCTGACTCGGTTATACCGCGTATTTCCAACTCACCGATAATTGCGTCTTGTATTTGGTCTTCTAATGAATCAAATGTTTCTGAAAGTATTTTATCTGTAGCTTCATCATGTGATGAACAAGGCATGAAAACAATTTCACCTGATGCTAAAGTATGTTCATGATAACCAGTACAACCTATTTCTTCAGATTTAGCTATTGCTTCCTCTTTCATAGAATAAACAGGAATACCTTCAATTCTATCTACAATGTTCATTTCTTGTTTAATAAGTTCCTCTATGATATCCTTATCTGTAGTGAATTCCTCACCTGCTTGTCTTAGTTTTTTTTCTGCCCACCCCAAAGCAGTTGGGCCACCCCAAAGGAGATAGCTGATATAACCACAAGCATCATAGTCCTTCCTACTAATAGCCAAATCATAATTGTCTTTTTGTCTAATTAAAAACGCTCTCATTCTACGGATTGTATCTAATGATAGATTTTCTCCGTTAGCTAATTGTTGGGCACGAACTTTACCTACCTGAGTAGCACACTTCATCCCATTTTCCTTATTTAATTCAATACCACGTTTAGCGGCGTCAACTGCTGATTGAGGGTAATCATTAAATGTATCTGCAAATTCTTGTTTGCTAAAATACATAAAATCCTCCTCGATTGCTGGTTGCTCTACTAATGCTACTGCATCAATACCTGCTAGGATGCTATTCTCGTCAATGTCTAATTTAATTATTCTCATGTCTATAAATATATTTATCACCCTGTTAAGGATCTTCTACGATTGATTGTTGCGCTTGCTGCTTGAGCACTATTTACATCTTGTACTAAAACATATGCTCTAACAGGATCAGTCATAGATGGTGTTTGTGGAACTGCTGTTGGTGTAGGTGGTTCTGGAGTTGTAGGAGTACTTGCAAATAATCCTCCTTGAACTCCTGCTCCTCCACCACCGCCTCCTGAAGCAGCACCTCCACCAGTACCTCCACTAGCAGTATTACCATTAAATTTTTGTGCTGAAATTACGGCTAATCTTGCTAAACCGCCAGCAATAGCAACACCGGCAGCAATTTGTGCTCTAATTACAGATGTAGGATCACCTATAATTAATTGTGAAGCAAATGCTTTTTGAGCTGATGAATAGGTAGAAATAATTGTTTCTGCTATGTTTAATGCTTTTTCTCTTTGGAATGCTCGTTTAGCTGCTTCTTCATTATCCTTATCAAATAATTGGTTTAAATCACTTAATGCACCTAAAGTTCCTAAAGCACTATCAATAGCTAAGTCTGTTAATGTTTGGCGATATGCTTTATCTTTTTGTGCATCTTCTTCTCTATTTTGATCTCTTAGATCTTGTACTCTTTTACCATATGCTTCTTCTAACTCCAATGTTGAAACACCACTTTCCTCTAATAGTGTTTTTTTCTGAAGGTAGTCTTCACGTAAACGTTGGAAGTCTAATTGTCTTTTTTCTTCTTGACTTATAGCTAAGAAATCATCAATACTTTTGATACTATCAATTCGTTGTTGTCTTTCTGCTTCTAATGCTGCGGATTGTTCTGCTTCAGCATCTAATTCCTCCTGTCTGTATTTGCCATTTATTCCAGCTATATCTTGATTATATGCTTCTGTTACTGCTGTAAGATCTGTAAACCCTGCTGCTTTTAATGCTGTAACATCTGCTTGATACTGAGTTTCACGTTCTGTTAATTCACGTGTTTGTTCATCTAATAAAGCTAATTCTGCTTCATTAATAATACCCTGAGCTGCTAGAATTGCTTGTTTACGTTTCTCAGCATTTTCTTTGATTTTATCTCTACGTTTTTGCTCAGCATCTCCCTCTAGTTTAGCTCTATCAGCAATAACTTTAGCTTCAAATAATGCTAATTCTTGTTCGGCTTCAATACGTTCTTCAGTTCCTTTCTTAAATGAGTTTACACGTTGTTTTAGTAATTCACGTTCTTTTTTTATTAATTTATCTGTAGAAGCACCTTGTGCTTGTAATAATTTAAGCGAGAATTCAGTTTCTTTAGCTAATTTACCTTGTGCTTCAGCAAATTTCTCTGTTTCACTTTTACCTAAACCAATTGCTTGAGCTACTTTACTAATAATATTACCAAAGAATGTTGCTACCTTATTTATTATTTCAAATTTATCTTTTAATAAAATAATAGCAGTTGTAATTAAACCAATAGCAAGGATGGCAATACCAACAGGTCCCATTGCGATTTTAGTAGCAATACCAAATGCTTTAGTAGCTACTGTAGCAATTTTCTGTGCACCACCTAGTAATTTAATACCTTCTTTTAATTCTTTAACACCTTCAAATACGCGTTTTGTACCGTCAGCAAATACTAAGGCACCGACTGCGGCGGCTTCAAATCGTTCCGCTTGTTCTTCCGTTAAAGCCCCGCTTAAAGCCAAACCACCTGCTAGCACCTCAACCGAACCACCTACAAGGTTAATGGCACCACCTAAGGCTTTAATCCTACCCTCGGCAACATTAATTTCATTTGAGGCTTGGTTTGCTGCTTTTCCAGTGTCCTCTAATGCGTCATTAAGGTTATCTACATTTTTAGTAGCATCCTTAGTATTCGCTTGTATATTTACTGTTACGTTTTGTGACATATTACTTTATTTTATACTTCGTGTATTTGTGCTCTAACTGAAGGTTGTGCTGGAATAGTTCCTCCAAATGTTTCATAATTTAGTGATAACAATGTGCTATCTCCTCTCCAATATAATTCAATAACATCTTCATCATTTATAGCTACATCTAATAGTTGTATTGTAACTGGTTGTGCAAAGAAATCTGTTGCATTCTTTCTTGCTGGAATAGATACTCTAACTGTAGAATCAGGGTAATTTGTTCCATTGTATTTAACCCAAAAATCAGCATAGTGAATTGTATTATCTTGATTTTCTACTTTTGCTGTGTATATGAAACTATAAGCACCTTTATAATCCATTTGTATAGCACCAGAACCACTTAAATTAACAAATTGGGATGAGAATGTATTTCCCATTGTTATTAATTGTTCTGAACCAGATGTTATAATTGCTTGTGAGCTTGTAGAATAGAAACTACCATAAGCACCTTCATTTTGTTTACTACCTCTAGTTTGTTCTTCAATTACCCATACTCCAAAACCCGCAATTTCAGCTGCTACGAATGTAATTGCTCCTCCTAGGAAATTATAATCGTAAGATGTTGGGTCTCCTGTTACATAGAATGTATCTGTACCTTGTGTTGTAAATGTAAAATCAGCACCTGATCTATTTTGTATAGTAAATTTAAGTTTTCTTCTGTAACCTCTATCTGTAACATTTTCACAAGGAGGTAATTGTACCTCTAATGTTCCTGTTCCTGATGGTGTTAATAAAAATGAATAAATACCTTCATAAGTAGTAGAATCTAAATCAAGTGGAGATGCTAAACTACCTGTATATATAAAGAAATCCTCTGCTATCTCTTCTGTAAAGTAAGTATCACCAACATATAGTTTTTCAACTGGGTAATCTGCACCATCCATATCTTTACCTACCTGAATGATAGCACTTTCAGTCATATTGGTAAAGTACTTCTGGAATCCAGGAGATACTGTATTAATCATTACAACAGAATCAGATGCTGAAATGTAGTGGTTTTCACCAATAAAGGTACTAAATGATGATGATTCAATTCTACCACCAAATCCACCTAATAATGTATTGTATCTACCTTCTAAAATATTACCTTCATCGGTATTTAAAATAGCATTAAAACTACCTGTTCCAATAGTACCACCTTTAAGGATAGCATTAGAACCACCTAATATAACACCATATGATATTGAAGGTTCAATTGTATTGTTTTTACCTAAAATATAATTGTATTTACCATAATCACCTATAGTATTACTTTCACCTAATATTTGTACTTGTTCGTTACCATTAGTAATATTGTTATTATCACCAAATACCTGAACAGTTGTTACACTATTATTTACAGTGTTATTACCATAGTTTAGGATATCTGTTTCAACCCCTCTACTTTGTCTCTGGTAATTCCAAACACTTTCTGAACCAAATGGAATAAATCCATCTTTAGGGGCTGCTCTACCAACAAGTGCCGAGGAAGTAATAAAAGTACCTGTGTTATAATTAATGTAATTTACATTCCCACCGCTTATGCTGAGTGTAGCATCGTCTACTGTTACATCGCTTGCTACATCATCAATAACAATACGTCTTCTAGGGAATCTACTTTTACGAGGTAATGTTTTTAGTAATTCTACTTCTACAGAATCCTCATTTATAAGGTTTGCTCCTGCAATCTTGTTAATTCTATAATAAGCACCATCAATAAAAATACTATCATTTAATCTAATATCTTGTATCTCAGTAGGTGATAATAATATATTACAAGTTAAAATACGAGCATCAATATCGTATAATTCATTAATATAAAAAGACCAATACTCATAGAATGCTGATCTTTTAGCATGTCCATTAGCTACAGGTTGATGATAAGGCCAATGTCCTGGAGATACTATATTACCAAAATGTAAATCACGTGTTGTGCTAAATGTAGCAGGTACTGCCTCTAAACTAGAGAATAAAACATATTTATTCCAAGCAACAGGAGTACCACCATTATCAATGTAATAGTATCCAGGATTTGGGTTACCACCTACATCAATACCTCTTAAATTAATTGAAGTACTACGTTTACCTAAGTTGTGTAATAATCTAGGTTTAAAATTATATGGTGTAGATGTATTGTTTTCTCGTTGTGATAAGTTAGGTAAAATCATATCAGGAGCTCCTGCTATACCTTTTTGAGGTGTAGGAGCAAAGAAACTACCTATTGTTTTTTCACCTGATGCTAAGTCACTATCTGAATCGTATATGAATTCACCATAAACCTTACCAAAAGTTGTTGTATGGTAAACGTTTAGTGCATCCTTATCTTCAATATCTGTAAATTTAATTCTTTTAGATTGTGATTGTAGTGGGTGTCTAATTTCAAATTTAACACTCCTATCTACTTTATCAGTCCAATCTACAACATCACCGGCATCAACCCAATCGTTAAATGGTTCAATTACAAATTTATTTCTTTCATTAGCAAGGGGTTCAAATACTAAGTTAAATTTCTCAATCATACCTTTTAAGAAATCAACTACTGGAGTATCTGGAGGGAACATTTTATCTACTGTAACAGTTCCTCCTACTAATGTTGTACCGCCTTGTCCTTCAATTCTACTACTATATCCTGGTAATAGGGTTACTGTTGAAGAACCTGGAAAATCTGCTTCCCTAGTTAAGTAAACTTCAATATAATCTCCAGCATTTAAATTTCTAGTAAATGGACCAATAAAAGCAACACCTGATAAAGCAGCACCACCTGTAGTTTTAATGTTCACAGATGTAGATGCTATCTCAGTTGTACCATTCTTTTTAACACTAAATGTTAAGAAATCAGGACTAAATCCTGCACCACTACTTTTCTGGAAATCAACTTGAGCATAAAATGTATAAGCGTTATCATTATCAGCTGTGTATCTTGATAATGCTGTATTCCAATCACCTCCATTATCAAAGTTTTCTGTAGGATATGCTACTTTAGTTTCTGTATTGTTTGTAAGTGTTTGTGGTGATCCTTTTTGTGCCTGAAATGTTTGAGCAACTGGGTTAGTAAAGTTACTTCCTTCCTTACCATCTTGAGTTGTTAATACGTAAAGACTCTCAAAATACGAGGAATCAAAAAATGATGATGAGTAACTATACTTTATACTCTCAAATATCTTATCAATTACAGCTTTTGCTCTAATTGCCGGTTTGAATGATGTTATTTTTAACGCGGAATTCGCGTTGTCAAATTTACGTAAACCACCACCCGCGGCTATCTCTATGTCGTTCGGATTTTCCGGGTTAAACCCGTAATTTACCAATGGGTATACTATATCACCATTAAATAAATTTCCATCAAATGATTCTGATACGTTTGTATAGTTAAGAGTATGGTCGTATTCTGACCAATCTAAATCTCCTAAAGTAATATCTTCTACTAGGATTTTAAAATCAACTATCTCATTTACTACTACAACGTTGTAAATTGTATCACCTTGTTGGTCTGTAATTACATTATCTAAGTAAAGATTACCAGTAAATACTTCACCACCATTGTATAATACTTGACATGGTATTGTTTTTGTAAATGTAGTAGCTGGTGTAGCACCTAAATCATATAGGTTACCAAAGAATGAATTGTTATTTTCTGTTCCTGGTAAAGCAAATTGTTGAGATGAAATACCAAATATTTCCCCAATATTACCTGCTTCAATAGCTGAGATGTCTAATCTTAGATCTTCACCCTGAAATAAGTCTAAATCAAACTTACTACCATTATCATTTATTGCTCTTAGTATTATCATACTCTTGATTTCAAGTCGTTTGCTAGTTGATATTCAACAGTGTATCTATATAGCTTTTGGGTACGTGGGTTTGTTTTTTCTGTAATAGAAGCATTTGTTACTACAATAGGTAGTTGTTGAGTTTGATCAAATGTATTAGTAGTAGAAGTACCCATTCTTTGGGGTGCATTTAAGTTTAAAGCACTTGGAACTCCACTTGCACCAGTTGCAAAGTCATAATCAGCTTGAGATGTAATAGTTTTTTCAAGTATGCTTACACCTGTACTAAAGAACATCTCTCTAACAGCATCAGCTTCTTCTTGAGTTAACCAATTACTTTCAACTCTATATCTTTGA